AGCCGGATACCCGTTGGCATGCGATTTCTCAGGAGAGTCCACCACGAGCATACAATAGAAGTTGATGAGCACGGGTGGGCCTATTGTCCGGTCTGTAACCAGGTTTTCAATTGCGATTATAAGGACGACGACCGGCCAACGGTGCAAGAAATCGGTGTTGGGTATTCCCGAGATATAGATGCTTCTAAAGCCCCGCCACCTGAAAAAGGCCAATCCCCCAACCGCTCAAGGCGGTCATGGCGGGGGACGTTCGCCTGCAACCCGTGAAAGGTTGACTCCCAGTATATAAGGGGTATCGATGATGAACGCTGACACCCGTCGGTCTGCGACCTTCTGGAAAGGAGCGGACGACGTTCCAATAGATATTATCAAAAAAATGTATGGCAGAGGCCCGTTCCGCGGTGGAATGAGCCGATCTGAAATAGCCAACCGACTTGGAATTAACATTTCCGATGTTAATAAGGTAATCGGGAAACGGCGAATCGCATAATCCGGCGGACCACATACTCTTCTTAGCTTCTGATATCTCCCGTGTGGCCCGCCACATTCCTAATCATCCATTTGTGCAAGCCGTACAAATTGGCGGTACGGAAAAAGGACTACGCTGGCCCTCGGGCCTTCAACGGCCAACGAGGGCTCCTTGTTATTGCTCTGAGAGGAACTTACCATGCCGAGGCGGTGCGATATTGATTGGAAATGCATCCAGGAATGGAGCAACCACGATCTGGATTTCGTCGAGGAAGCCATCCGGGTCGAGAAGGCGCTCAGGGCAGCCTCTCCGAAAAGAGGTTTTCTGGCACCAAGATGATCATCCCAACCCGGTGGCCGGGGCTTCCTCGATCCCTCCTTTCCCCAGCCACCGACCAGCCACTTTCGCATAGCGGCCATTGCCATCGGCCTGTAACCGATTGTTCAGGAGTTCGAGTCTCCTAAGTGGCTTTTTGTCCAAATTTGTCCAATTGTCCAAAGTGATGTCCAATGGCGTTTGAATCGATAGCAGAGTACATTGACCAAGTAGAGGAAGGGTTCGGACGCAAGGAGAGTCCGGCATCGATCGCCAAGCGACTGGGCATCCCCGAGAAGGCCAAGACAATCCGCCGCTACAAGATAGCCGTCTGGGACCTGAAAGACCTGGTAGCCGAATCCAAGGAGGAACGTGCTGCCAACCACGACAGCCGCCGAGAATCCGCCAAAATCGAGATCATAAAGAGCCTGGACCTAATAGACAAGATCAAGATGAGGGCCTGGCAGCATTTGGACTGGCAGGTGGGCGACGAATACGGTTCCGTGAACGAGAATGGCCAGCCGGTCAAACGCAAAGCCTCTCCTGGTCAAGTCATCAACTGGCATCATCAGGCTACCGACATGGCAGCCAAAGCCCTGAAAGCAGAGCTTGAACTGGCAGGGGATGATCCAACGTCTAGGATGGCGGGATCAATCGAGTCCCTTTCGGAAGCTGAGGCAGATGCAAGACTCAAAGAACTCCTCACAATTCTCAACGAAACTAGAAGCGATCAAAGCGGCTGAGGACGTCCTTCGTTTGGAAGCCGCCAAAGATCCTGTCGTCTTCGCTCGTTATTATCTGAACACCACACCTGATCCGTGGCAAGCAAACTTCCTCCGATCCACTCACCCTCGTCTATGCCTAAACTGCTCAAGACAGTCTGGCAAAAGCTCCACCGCCGCAATCCTGGCGCTGTGGGAAGCCATCCATAAGCCACGGAGCACAATAGTCCTAGACTCGCCGTCTCTCCGACAGTCACAGGAACTCATGCTGAAATTCGCTGAGTTCCTCGACATGGTAGACAAGAATGTCAAGCTGGACAGCGATACTAAGCTCTCAGTAAGGTTCGCCAATGGCTCGAGGGTCCTGGCCCTCCCCGGTTCAGAGAAGACGATTAGGGGTATATCCGCTGTAACCCTCCTCATACTAGATGAGGCGGCAGCTATACCGGACGAGCTTTATGGTGCAGTCAGGCCCATGCTGGCAGTCTCTAGGGGCAGACTCGTGCTCATGTCCACCCCGCGGGGGGAGCAAGGATTCTTCTTCGACACCTGGGCCAAAAGCAAAGGCTGGGAGAAGATCGAAGTTCCGTGGCAACAGTGCCCCCGGATCGATCCTGCCTTCATCGAGGAAGAACGCTTAGAGCGCGGTAATGCTTGGGTCGCACAAGAATATGAATGTCAGTTTATTGGCGCGGGGGCCACAAGGATCCAGCGGGCCTGGCTAAAGTACGAGGACCGCACACCACCACAACCACAGCTTAACATATCACTAGGTGTAGATCTTGCGATATCTGAAAAAGAGACAGCCGATTATACGGCTGGCGCGGTTATGGGCAGAGATCGAGAAGGAATACTGCACGTGCTAGACGTCCAACGAATCCGCGGATCATTCTCTGAGCAGATTACTTTTATCAGTCAGATGGCGGCCAAATGGAAGCCGTCTATCGTGGCCATTGAAGAAGTCAATTACCAAAAAGCCCTGATCCAGCAGCTTTCGGCCCAAACGTCTTTAAACGTCCGGGGAGTAAAACCCATATCGGATAAGGTATCAAGATTTGCTCCCCTGGAGGCCCGGTACGAGCTAGGTCAGATCTATCATAACCGTAGCCTACCCCCAGAATTCGAATCCGAGTTATTGAGCTTCCCTGTAGGTGCCCACGACGACCAATGTGATGCCTTAGCATACGCATTTCAGGCCTTGGGTCAGATGCCCCAGAACGTGAAGCTCACCTTCACCGGAGCCACCCGAGTACCCCCATGGAAGTAGACCACTATGATCATGCGCATACCGATTCTGAAGGCCATTCTGGCGAAAGAGAAAGCCAGGGACTACGAGGCCGAATACAGGGAGTACCACGGCAAGCCCGAGCAGATCAAGCGACGGGCACAGCGCAATGCGGCCAGGAGAAAGCTGGGGCTCAAGCGGGGGGATCGCCTCGAAGTGGATCATAAGGTAGCGTTATCACATGGTGGATCCAATAACCAAAGAAATTTGCGTGCTGTGAGTCGATCCACTAACAGACACAAGGGGGCAAAAAGAGAATGAAGGGCACAATCGATTATAACCTAGTGGAGGCGTTTGCCCGGACACACCCCCTCACCGCACCATGGAATATCGCCAAGCATTTCGGACTCGTATATAAAAAAGCAACACAGGACAGCAAATTCTGCACGGCGGTCGAATCGGGGATTCGTCGAGGGTTGGAGTTTGAATATCGTCGATCGAAACACCACGAGCATATAATCACCCGCGACGGCGCTAAATGGAGATGCACTGAATGCTGTAAACTGTTCGAATCCGTATAAATTTCTATCTCACAAGATCCCATCAAATACCCATCAAATAGGAAGCCTCTCATGCCAAAATCTACTCAGCCTCCCGCAGCCCCCAACGGCGGCATCTACCCGAAATTTATCCAGAGCCCCAAGGCTCTCAACCGCCAGGAGTACGGCAGGTCAGGACTTACCTACTTCATGCCGGGCTGGATCCGGCGAGACTTCCTGCCAGAGCTGCAAGGCCGGAACCTGTGGCTCGTCTATGAGCAGATGGGTTCAAATGATGCGTACGTTGGATCGGCTCTGAATGCCTATTCTCTCTTCATTCGCCGCACGACCTGGCACGTCGACCCGGTAGTCGATGAGAACAAGGACAATGGGTCCGCCGCGTTCCTCGAAGAGTGCATGAATGACATGTGGCACTCCTGGCAAACGTTCATAGCGACTGCTGCCAAGCCTACACTTCAGTTCGGGTTCGCGCCGTTCGAAAAGATATTCAAGGAGAGGAACGGTGAGCAGTATGATGAAAGATACTCCTCGGAATACGATGATAATGCCATCGGCTGGGCCAACTTTTCTTTCAGGAGCCCGGACACGGTGTTTCATTGGGATTACGATCCCGAAGACGTAACTCGCCTGATTGGTCTTACCCAGCTCGCGGCGCCTGATTATCACACCACGTTCATTCCAATCGAGAAGATCCTGAACCTTCGGGCTGAACCGGGAAGGGACAGCCCGGAAGGTAGATCTATACTCAGGCCGGTCTGGAGGTCCTGGCGGACCAAGTCCCTCATGGAGGACTTGCGAAACATAACAGCGGAAAGAGGCGGCGCAGGCATTCCATGGGCAGAAGTGCCGGGAAATATCTGCAATGCCCCATTCATAGATCCGAGTACCCCCGAAGCAGAATCCGCTCTAGCCTCTTATAATAGCCTGGTCGAGACCCTGACCAACATCACAACAGATGCCCAGAAGTGGATCATCACCCCCCAAGTCTGGGACCAGAATGGGAACCCCACGATCAAGATAGGGTTCCTACAGCCCTCACAGAACGCAGACATCATCGGCCATATCACGGCATCTATCGAGGCAGAAGCCAAAGCGATCCTGATCGCTACCATGACTGAGTTCCAGGCCCTCGGGATGGGTGGAACTGGCAGTCTGGCCTTATCACGAGACAAGACCGACAACTTCACACTAGCGGTCGCGGCCACGGCCACATCCTTCCAGGAGTCAATAAACAGTCAGGCAGTCAAACAACTATTCAGGCTTAACCCACAGTTTGAGTTCGAGCGGGGCAAACCCAAACCCAAGATCGTTTACGATCCGCTGGTGCCACTCAGCACGCAGGACATAGTTGCTATCCTGGGGTTATTCGAAAAAGCGGGCTGGCCTCTCGATAAACAATCTGGGATCCGTGATGCGATCGTCAAGAACCTGGGGCTCCCGGACTATATCGAGCAGGAGACGAACGACGCTCTGCAAGAGCATGGCGACAGCCCCATAGCAAGCCTGCTGGATGGCCAGAGCGCAATAGATGCGATATTGGGTGGTGCAGTCAAATGACCATGCAGTTGTCTATCAAATGCACGAAATGTGGGGAGCGATGGCGAG